ATATTAGTTTAATGGCACAAGAACAGATAGAATTAGAGTTTGCAGACACGATTCAACAACTTCAACAGATGCAACAGATGGCACAACAGAATCCACAGATACAAGGACAGCTACAAAAGATATCTATGGACATGGAAGCAAGAAAAGCTGTACTAGTTGCAGAGTTAACAGGTGATTTTATGGAAGAAGAAAAGAAAATTACATCACAATTTGATGGTGATCCTCTTCTAAAATTAAAATCTAGAGAGGTTGACCTTCGTGCGATGGAGAATCAACGAAAAGTTGACGCTGATCAGTCGAAATCTGAGTTAGATAGAGCAAAATTAATGCAAGCAAAAGAGTTAGCAGAAGAAAAAATGGAACAAAACGAAGATTTGGCTAAATTAAGAGCCGGAGTAAGCCTTGCAAAGAGTGCAAATACAGGTATAACTGCAATTAAGGTAGAAGATTAAGAAAAAAGGAGCAAAAATGCAAAAACTTGATAAAATTAAGGTTGGTACAGTTCCAGAACAGCAAGTTGAAGTAGATCCTAGATCTAAAACGACTGCTGACCAGGCTTTTAACTACATTGGTACAGGAAAACCTGAGTTAGAAGTACAAGGTCAAGGTGCTGTAAGACCAGACAAGAAAAGAAAATCAAAGGCGTACTAATGGCTTGGTTCAGTTTAGCAAAAATAGCTTTGCAGGCTGGAAGTAAGAT